GAGATATGCCTTCAGAGATTTGTAATGAAATACTCCGATGGGTTCCCCACCGAGGACACACCCGAAGGGGGTGGCGGAGGTGGGGTGGGTTTTTCGTCAATCTCCCCACATACGGCGCAACTCATCGTCCATCTCGGGATGGCCTACTGAGAGGTCCTTAAACGGGTCATACTCCTCTCCTCTCATAGCTGCCCTAATGGAAGCAGCTAACCAAGGGTTCTTCGCCTTCACAGCGGCTCTGAGAGCCTCCTGGTAGCGTTTCTCTCTGTCATCCATAGTCAGGTGATCATCTTAGTGTTGTCGTTGGGTTCCTCATGAGCCTCAGGACCAAAGCCCTCAGACTTGATCTTCTCCATATCCAACTTAGGCTGATGCTTAGCCATAGTCTTCTCATGGATCTCCTCACACCACTCCCTGATCGCCTTGGAGGGGTCTGTGTACCTGGCGGTGCCTAACACCCTAGAGATCTCGATAGGTTGGAAGCAGAGACGGGATACGCCTTTATACATGATGAGGAAGGTAGACTTAGGTCCCTCCCTCCGATGGTGATGTTCTAGATACAAACCTCTCCCGTTCCCGGGATACTGTGTTGGTTTCATAGGTTAGTAGATAATACATACGGAAGCAGGGCTCCCTCTGTGGACGGGGTGGGGATGGGATGGTGATTGGTGTCCCTCCCTGTGGAGCAGGGCTTCCTACTAGTATATAGTAGTTGTGTTAAAGAAGCCCCCGGTAATCCAGGGGGCTTTCTCACCGCATTATCCACACAGGAGGGCACCACTCCTCCTGCTTTGTTGTGCCACCAAAACTCTAAGTCCAGTCCCAGACACGGTTGTCGTGGAATTTGATGGTCCTAAAAGACTTGCCTAGAACGAGAGCATCTGTAGCTTGTTTAGGGTCATTCTCAAAGGCATACATCATTGCTTTCCACTCTTCGTGTTTGCGCATGGCTTGTGCTTTATGAGCACTCTGTGCCAGGGCATCGATGAACCACTGAACACCTTGTGCCAGAGCGTCCACTCTATCGTCATGCTTAACTGCTCCTTTCTCTCGACACATGCGGGACATTTGATATCCCAGCATATATTCCAGTCTTCGTTCAGGAGGTGCGTCTGGATTGGATCGGTAATCATACTCCCATACCTTTGGATCAATAATGAGCTTGTGCTGGTTCATGACAGGCTCGAGGGTCTCAATGATACGCTCTTCCTTACGGACAGTAGCACGTACCTCTTCGATACCCATATTGGCACCCATCTGTATAGCGTGACGCTTGAAGAGCTCGCAGATCATACCATCACCAAAGTTGGATTCAACTAGAAGTGATGTAGCTCCATACCTCTTCCCAAGGCGGATAATATCGGAGAGTGTCTCATCGGAGTAGCCATCGCGATAAGCGCGCATATCACGAACAAATACATAGCCATTGGCTTGCGATAGAACCACAGCCACCGTTTCGTCTGTACCGCGGCCTGAAGGGTCCACAGAGACGATTGTTTCGTTGTAAGGGCAAATGCCCTCATCAATGTACATGGGGCCATAGAAGCGATCTCCGGGCAGTCCTACGGGGTTTAGCTCTTTGAGCATGTAGCGGGGGTCAGCCGACCACGCGTACTTCTCAGCACACTCCTGACCAAGGGGAGTGACAATGAGGTCTTGGAACTTAAGGGGGAACTTCTCACTATCAGACAAGCTGGTGTCCAGCATGAACTGAAGCATGAAGTTAGACCGACCCATAGCAGCCTCACGATCCATCAGGTCGTGTTCGTCGAAGCGGCTATCAGTAGGCTTCCAGGTTAGCTCTTCTCCTCCCACACTCTCGAGGTCCTCGACCAGCTGCGGAGCGAGTAGGCCCTCATATTTACTGAGGTCTCGTGGGTAGCGTGCAGGCCAGACGAACGGGCGGTAGGACCGTTCGGCAAGCTTTCTGTAGATTGTGAATGTCGACTGCGGAGTCCCCAGAAAGAGAATTCTGGATGACTTGTCTGGTGTAAGAATCGATTCTGCTTCTGTGACCAGCTGAAGGAGTTTCTCACGTTGAATGTCAGTAGCGGAGTTAAGGGGGACCTCGACGTCATCAAAGATCATCAAGTGGGCACGAGAACCGGTCATCTGTCCGGTAATACCCACAGACTTTACACTGGGAGCCTGGTGGGGTTTCGCGGGGCCTACATCGAAGCTGATGCGGGACCATCGTTGATCGGAGTCTTTTGGACCGAGGAAGTTTAGCCACGAGATGTCAATGAAAAGCTTTTGACAGAAGATAGTGAATGAATCAGCTCGCTCTTTTGAAGCGGAGATAACCATAATCTTTTTATCGGGGTCGTTATAGAGCTCCCAGAGAACGAACGCCGCCGTAATCCAGCTTTTACCCACACCCCGGAAAGCCGAGATCTGGAGACGCTTGGGACCATGTTGCAGATAGTCAGCGATTGCAAGTTGAGCACGAGTAGGCTTAGGAAGATCCAGCTCGCGCCAGACCAGCGTGAGGAAGACCTTAAAATCCGTCCGGATTCTATTCTGTAGTTCTTCAAGGTTCATAAGAGTGCGTCAGGGGGGTCTAGAAGGGGCTAGAAGGCCCCTCTAGCATTATTTACGTCTCTTCTTAGGGAAACCGCGCTTCATCGCGCTGTAGGCCTTTTTAGAGACGGTTGAGTTCTTCTTGGAGCGGGACGTACCCGCCTTCTTTCTTTTGTTGATATTGCGGTAGAGGCTCACTTACGCTTGCCTCCTTTACATCCTTTACCTTTGGTCTTTCTAGTGTGAGCCATTATCAGGAGGTAGCCTCTACGGAAGTAGCGTAGCCGATGGTGTTCGGGCCGACAGCGTGTTGACGGGCAGCACACTCGGACAGGAGGTCCAGCACGAAGTTGATGTCGTCAGCTGTGCTCACGAGTCCCAGAGCAGTAACAGCAGTGGCGTCCAGTTTGTAGGAACCACCACACTTCTTATCGGGAGACCAATTAGAAGCAGGACGCACATTGGCGGTAAATGTTTCAGCAGTCATGTTAAATAGTTGTTGATTGGAGAATTAGTTGGGTAACCCGATGAATGAGAACATTGCATCAGCATTGAACTCAACGTTAGGATTGATCAGATCACAAGAGACGGCAAAGAAGCCGCTCTCATTAGCTGTAACCGTACACCTGTTACCATTAGGGACAATAGTAGCATCGAAGCTACCTCGTTTGACCCAATTATAGGTCGGCACAGCCTCACCATCAGTCAAGATTTCTAGTTGATAAGTCTGACCTTGATTGACCTCAAACGTAGGGGAGTTCTCAGGATCGTAGGGGACGCCGTCAATAGTTGCTGTGATATTTCCAAACGAGAGGAAGGGCACAGTCCTGACCGAAGCAAAGGATCTAGCCTCGTCGACTGCTTTGTAAATACCAGCCGTCTCATCACGAGCCTGAGTCATAAATCGAATCTGACCACAAATGGTAATGATCACAGGGACACTGATAGATTCGTTGCCATGTACAAGCCAATCACCGCTAATCCACTGATCGTCTTCGGTTCGTCTATACTGAGCCCGTGAACGGTAGACAGTAGAAGCATCTCCACCTGTAAACGTTGCAGAGAATCCAGCAATGGTTTGACCCAACGTGTAGACGTTGGCGGCATCCCAGGAAGCTTTGGTTGACACTACCAGCTCGGTGTAAGAAGTACCGGCTAGAAAGACCCGCCCCTTATCGGAGCGAGCCTGTAACCGATCAGCAAACACCAAGCCATTCGTCTTAGGTAGATAGCTAGTGTTAACTGCCATAATCAAGCCTCAGGGATGTCAACGAAGTCGTCAGCAGCGCCGTTGACAAGGGTACCAGTGGCATTACCTTTGGAGTCAACAACAGCAGGGTATGAATCCTCACCCAGGCGGGCGTAGGTGGTCAGATCCGCGTAGTACTCATGGGTAGTGAAGTCTTCACCAGTCTGGAAGAACTCATCGACCTGAGGGCCAACGAGGACTTGGTCAGAGATGATGAGGTTGTTCACACCACCATCCCAAGCAATACCACCGATGTTGGTAGATACGGCCTTACCCACGCACAGGGAAGTACCGACCTGGTTAGGGGTGTAGGTGTTGCTAGAGATAGCCAGGTTAGCCCGCATTGCATAAGTACCAGCAGCGGGATCACCTAGGTAGTACTTCAGGCGACGAGTGGCAGCATCATGAGTGAACAGGATGCGGCTGGTAGCGTTGGGAGCGTACCAGGTGTTAGCACCGTGCTGGAGGTTAGCGTCACCAGTGACGTACATACCCCAGTTGGTACCACCACGCCGGAGGAAGATAGCGTTGTTTCCGTTGGAGAACAGCGTCATCATCTGGTTGTCAGAAGTGGTATCGGTCAAGCCCACGAGGGTCAAGCCGATGGACCAGTTCTGGTTCCAGTTGAGTACGTTCTGAGTACCGCCACCGAGTCCAGTGAACTCGATGTAGTCGTTAGCACCGTCGAGCTCGATGTACTTACTGGCCTGGTTACCAGCAGCCTGCAGGTCTTCGATAGCCACGAAGTCCTCAAGGTCGAAAGAGTAGACAGCAATACCGATGCCGAGAATGAGAACGGCGTTGGTCAGACCAGGGGTAGGGACATAGTCACCACTGGCAACAGACTCTTGGGCGTCTGTGAGAGATTGGAAGAACCGGCTGAACCGGTTAAACTCGGTACCCTTACCACGGAGGGCCAGGGTATTGATGCCGAGAACGTCAATAATGTTTGTGGTCATCCTGCTTGTGCTGTGTTTGCATAAAGGGCTCCTGTAGCCAAACCAGAGAGTACATGGAAATCATACTCGATCTGATCATTTACCAGAAGTGTACTAGGGTCTTCGTCGGGAACAGGGGTAAAAGATACGGTAATAGTGGAACTAACTCCACCTGGGTCAGCGTCTAAAATGTAAGTCCACGCTGTCCCGTTAAAGGTGTAAACAACACCTCTCTGGGTGATTTGATCACCACGTTGGTAATCCATAACTTAATTTGAATTCTTGAAGGGGCATTGAGCCTTTCAGTTGATTGCATTGTCGACAAGCAGTGGTCACGTTAGATTCGTCCCAACGTGCCCCGCCTCTACAGCGAGGTACTATGTGATCAAGCGTTAAATCTTCTTTGGAGCCGCAATACTGGCATGTGTGATTGTCCCGAGCCAAGATGTTCTCCCTCCACATACGCTTAGCATCGCTAGCGCGGAAGGTGAGGAGATCGTACATGAGGCTTCGGGGGCTGTCCATCGGTGGCTCATTTGAATTAGGGTTTACAACAAAGCTGATCTAATATCAGCGACGACGAGCGCGCGTGGCACGTTTCTGCATCTTGGCAGCAGCATGACGAGCCTGCATCTTGTTGTGGGCTTGCTTAACTTGCTTACGGGCGGTCTTGAGTGCACCAGCGCGCTTATACTGCTTGCGAGCAGTTTTGCTGAGTCGTTTCATTTTAGATTAGCGTTTGGTTGATTTCCCGTTCTTACCGTTACGGGCTCGGTTTCGTCTGGATGATTCAGAGGTCAGACGTCCTCTCTTAGTATGGGATGCGTCTTTACCACGACCTTTAGCCGTGTTCACCATCCCGTTCTTCTTGCGCCAGGCGTGACGAGCGGCCGCAGTCTTGTTGCGGGTTCGCTTCTTGGCACTGTCTGGTGCTTGCGATCCATAGTTCTTCTTAGAGTACTTCCGGTCGTACGCCTTGCGCTTAGCAGCGGCCTTAGGGTTCTTCCGATAGTACTGGCTAGTTCTAGAATTACCGGCCACTGTTCACCTCATCAAAGGTCAG